AATGTCTGGCGTAAATGTCTTAGACAAAATATGTTTATCAAGTCTTTTATATTCATTATTTTTACTCTCGCTCGCATCGTCCCATGTTAAGTATTTTAGACTTCCACCGTCTTTTACGACGTACATTTTTGCTTCTTCTTCCTGTTTAGGAAGACTGTTTAAAATCTCAGCATCTGCGACCAGAGCAGGATTTGAAAATCTATCGTTAACATCGGCATCAACACTTTCCATTGTTTCAATTCTATCAATCATCGGTTCGACCCCATGATATTCCACTTCTTGTTCCATTAATAGAACCGGTATTTTGCCTACTTGATTTGTCCTTATATTAACTTCCCAGCCCATATTTTGACGGACGCACTGATAGATTTTGTTATCCGTATAAACATTAACATGGTATACTGACCTATGTCCGACATCTGTAAGTGAGTAACCCCATGCAAAAGCTACAAGTTTACGATATTGGTCCTTTATGAAATATATGTCATCATTATTAGATTTACTAAGAACATTTAGCCTTAAATCAGCCTCTCCTCTGCTGTTTTTATAACAATGAAAGAGGATAGCACTTGTTCCCTCCGCCCCTGCGTAACGCTTAGCTTCACGAACAGAAGAATCGAAACGGATCTTCTCTATCCAACTCTTGAAACTTTCAAAGGCTTCATCTGTATCTTCACTCCTCTGGACCCATTTTACCGGTCGTCCATAAAGGAAAACCAAAGCTACCTCATTGATATATGCCTGATAAGGAATAGGTATTTTCCATCTTTTTTGCCATCTCAAAAAATTGCCTTTTTTGTCGTATACGGCCTTAGATTTGCGATCAGAAACTTTGTGAGTTTTTACGTCATATTCTTTTAAGTTTTTGTCTGCCCTTCCTCCCGTATATTGCATATATGTAAGTGCACGGGTTACATCCTTAGCGGTCAATAAGTCAGTAAAATTTTGCTGATAACCAACAGCCGCCTTCACTTTGTTTTGAAAAACATTAAATAGTCCCATCTCTTTTTTTTAGTTAAATAAGCCCTGAAAATCTTCGTTCTAAATCATCCGGTATGTCATATTCTTCATAGTCAAACCAACACCTTTCTAAAAGTGAATCCCTCCAATCCGGAGAGCCTCCTGTATCCTGTTTTATTTCTTTTTTAGGTTTTATCCTTAATTTCCCATCATCATCAGCCTTATATGTCTGTAATTGTTCAAGTTCAATAGTTATCTGTTCCATATCTTCCGGGCTAACAAGCTCAGGGTCTATCCCAACATCTGAATTGTTAATATGTTCAGCAAGTCTATATGCACATTGTGTTTGTAAATTTCGATAGTTCTCTTCATTGAAAGGAGTATGTCCATTCACAAATCCTATTATCTCACAATTGTCTACAACACCACCACCTACACCATCTTCATCAGCTATACACCTATTTTTAGGTATCCTGTATTTTTTGCGGAAATAAGTAATACAGGTTTGAATTTCTGTTGTTTTACTTATAGCGTAACTCCTAAGGTCAACAACTTTATATCCTTTCCATACAAGTATTCTGGCCTTATCAGATCCAAAACGGGCAATATCTGCCGTCAGGTAAAATTTCTTAGAATCAATGGCCAGAATATTGCCAAAGATTGCAACAATAGAATCATGAGAACATAAAGCATTAGGACTTTCGTCATATTCCCAATTCCCCTTAAGAAGTCTTTCTTTTTTAACTTTATCTTTTGTTGTTTTAAGCCCTTCGATATAATCAGGATCTATGTAAGGATTTTCCTGAACAAGGCATGGCAAATAACACATATATTCCGGCAGTGTTCCTTTTTTAGCTGGTTTATAAAATGTGTCATACATCCAGTTTTTCTTAGGGTTACAAGTAATTAGTAGTTTCCTCCTTAACTCATATTCCCTGTTTAGATGCCTTCCTATTCTTGTCTTTAGTGTATCGTATGCACCAAAATCTATTTCTCCTCCTTCTTCTATCCATCCTCCTGTGTACTCAATAGACCCATATCTTTCATATTGTGGATCACCGGGCTTTAATTGTAGATCCAGAAGGTCTATCCTTGATCCGTTATAAAACTCGATATAATTATACTGTCCATTGTATTTATATAGCGTATCATCAACGCCATAGGTCCTACATACTTCAAAAAAGGTCAAAAGGGTTGATTGTGTTATTCTTTTCAATTCAGCACGGCCAATAAACCATTTTGTCCCGGCAAAACAAAGACACACAAACAATAACCAAGCCGCACCGGTCCAACTTTTGGCGCCTCCGGCAGCACCACCATAAAGCAATTCCACGTGTTCTTGATCACAAAGAACCTTTAAGGCTGTATCTTGCTTTTTATGCTGTTTGTCTCCTCTAACTGTTATAAAATCATAACAGCCACGTCGGAATAGCTCAATCTTTGCAGCAAGAGCAACCTTAATGTCAATATCTTTATTTAATCTTGCCATTTATTTTATCAAGCAAATTATTATATGTTAGCAGATCTTTGGTACTAAGAACTGATAGGTCAGGGGTTAACGATCCGGTTATTGTAGCGCTTATATCCGCATTCGCTTTCCCCCACAATCTGTCAAATAAGGAATCTATTGTAGATGTACGACCATATCGCACATCTGTGTTTATCGCAGAAATTATATTCAATATCCAGATAGGAGTGTTTTTATTTGCATGGCCTCCTATATCCTTCATTAAACTATCCAATTCATTAGGCGTTCGCTCAATCAAGAATCTTATAACATCGTAATAGTCTTCCTTGCTTAATTCATGCCCTACTTTTATACCAACCTGCTTTTTGAGTTTCCGGAATAAAGAGGGTTTACGGCCGGCATTTTTAGGCTGATTAGTCTTTGAAAATCTATTTCCTATTTTATTCCCTTTTTCAAATTTTGCCATACGCTGTTTTTTCGTAGAAAATAAATGTGTTAATATGACACACTTTTTAATATAAAAGGATCAGACAAAATACCTTTGTCCGATCTTATTAATATCTTAATTAGTTCTGTTCCTGATACTTATTCCAGAACCACTTAATCATATCACTCCCCATTTCATCATAGCCATCAAGGTCTTCAAGTAGCTTTTCAGCTTTGTTTATAACCCCTGTTAATGCTTTTTGTTGTTCAGGAGTAGCAGAAAAATGAGTAATTTCTCCATTAATCTGTTGTTTTATCACTTCTTTCTCCTTGTCAGATAGTTCTATTTTTTCTATTTTCATAGTTTGTATTGTTTTACGATTGTTTTTAATGCCTTCGTGTATTTATCTGCTGTCCCGTGAACTGCTTTTGTTGCCGTCTCTGCGAAAAATTCAGACACATTAGACTTTGCGTATTTTCCATATCCTTTTTTACTCTTATCTTTCATCCATTTTTTGTAAAGTGAATTTACGCTTTTACTCGCAGCTTTCGCTTTCGGAGAAGTGAGATGTTCGTTCCATGTTGCATGGGCTAATTCATGTGTAACAATATGAGCACCCGGCTTATTTGTTTTTGTAGACCATCCTGATTTGTAACCACCAGAAGCCCATTCTGCCACACTTTGTGTTGTTGTTCCCTTCCCGTTAAATATCTTTTTATTAAGTACCACCAACGAAGACTTCCCTCCCTTTGTTACATGCATTCCACCAACTCCACGATCAAGAGTAGCGAGTTTTACGTTTTGTTGTCGCACACCCATTACTGAATGATACCTATCAATTGCGCTCTTTACGCCTTTATATACATATTTGTTACTAATCGTATTAAGGCTATAAAGTTTCCCAACGTGACCCTTGTAATCGCTATCACCACTTTTTAAACCACCATTTTTTGGAATACTATTTCCTCCGCTATTTCTTCCCATTATTCCTTCTTTTTAGAATTGATAAAATCAGTAACATATAAAAGAGAATTATCCTGACAGAACTTTTGAATTTCATCCCCACCACCATATACGATAAGATTTGGCTTATTAATTCCACTTATCTCTTGCGCTACCTTAAGATCATTCTTAAGACTTTCCATCCAACCATCTAATCCTCTTGTAAAAAAAGCGTTGTAACCTTTTGGAATACCCATCTTGTTGTAATCAACGAATTTCTGGGAAACATTGAGATCAGCGTAAACTTTAACTCCACATTCTTGTACGTATCTTGATAAAAATCGTTTCTTATAAATCAACTGCAAACCCCAGGCAATTGGTGTTTGATCATGTAAACTACAGTTAGGTTCTACGATAGCCTTGCACCCACTTGTTAAAAGTTTGATCGGGTCCTTAAACAAAGCTTCAAAACGATAATCATCCACATAAAAATGATAAGTTGTAACATCTTTTCTAAGCCGAGAATTAGCCCCCCATGGTGATAAAGGAAGTTCTAAATGTTCTGCTTGCTTTTCTAATAATAAATTAGGTATGTCAAACTTATTATCGCTATCATATAATACATCTTTCCACATACTACGATAAAAAGCCTCTTTTTCGTCTGCTACCTCTTCATTATCATCTTCGCCTTCTTCCTCTTCGTTCTCCTCTCCTGTTTCATCTTTCGGTTCATCTAAGGAAATCCCCATAAAATCGAAATCAACATCAGCAAACGGATCTTTTCTCAGCTTTTTATTGTCCCAGTCTCCATTATTTATATTATCACGTAATATAATTTCGTTTTCATCCACTTTTGTTAGCCCTGTATATAGAATAGTAGGAACTTCTTCTATGCCAAGCTTCCGACATGCTTTTAGACGCTGGTTGCCTGCCAGAATCACCAGCTTTCCGGTACGATCTGACAGGGCAATAGGTCTATGAATCCAGAAACCATTTATCTTAATAGAATCTAATAGCCTTTGGAAATCAGCTTTCG